CCAACTTGTTCCAAAGCGAAATCATGTTTTCTATCATAAAAAGCTTCAATTTGCATTCTCCCAAATTCTTGTTCACTAACATTCAAAATATTCTGTGCGACCCAACGACGACTAAAATATCCTTCGCTGGCTGCATCAGCTGCCTCAAATCTAGCCTTCCAGTGTTCAAGCTCTTGTAGCTCGGCGATCTTTGAAGGATTGTTTAAAGCCAGCTTAAAAGATAATAAGTCATTTCCACGATATCCCATCGTAAACAAATGTATAACGCCTACTTTTTCAAGCTCTGAAATGATTGAACGCTGCAGTCGCTGAACTGTTCTAGCGAATCTAACATCTTTTTGCGCCAAAGTTGCTTTATCTTCATCGGCCCCCTCTCCTCTAGACAAATAAGAAGCAGGTATTTTTAATGCACTAAAAAGTTTGTCTCTTAGATATTTAACATCTTCAATATCTCCGGTATATTTCCCGCCTCCGAGGCTCTCTATTTTGGTATTCGAGGCCTGACCTCTAATCGGGATATAATAGTCTTCTTCAATGCTCAAAGGATTATAACGTAAATCGACGCGACCACTATTAACATCAACAATTTGATTTCGCTTCATCTGCGTCATAACTTTCTGCATATATTGTTCAACATCCTCGGGGGGTACGTTGCCAACATCAATATAGAAAACCCTACGATCGGGAGAACGAACAATCCTATATGCCATCATAGCATCTTCTAATAAAGTCAACTGTCTCCATATTCTTCGAGCAGCATCTAGTGCTGATGTACCGTACGGTGCGAACTTGTCATTTCCCAAAATTCTAAAATGCGCCATTTGCCAATTTTCTAATGTCAAGCCGGCAGTATTCCATTGATATTGTATATAATTTGGATTCTCTTTATCTTCTCCTTCTAGACGTTCAATTTCATTTGGGGGAAGGCCGATGGCATTCTTAATTCCCTCATCCTCTTCAATATCTAAGTAAAGAAAAAAGTCTCCATACTTACACATAGAACGACTCCAACCATATAAATTAAACTCAAGGTTTAGTATATTATAATAGAGAGTTTCCAAAACTGACTTGATTTCAGAGTTACTACAGATAATATTTAGTAAAGGAGTATATAACGAGGAAGTGGTCATCTCGTCAGCATAAATATCTAGTGCAGAAGCTATTTCTGGAGTATATTCCATTTGATCAAAATCGACGTATCTATCTAATCTATTCTGATTCGAATAATACTCAACCTGCAGGGCGCCATAAACATCCTGGTAGGCTGACATTTTAAATTCTTGGCCGCTAGCTGAGCGAAAACGTGATTTATATTTATCTAATTGACGTCTTTTTAGTTGCTTTGTATCCTGCCTTCTGTATCTAACAAGAGGTCCGGATAATAATTTAGTTAATTGTCTAAAAAGCGGATTTTTAGGATTTCTAGGGTTCTTTTTGTTTTGATTTCTAGGGGGCATATATTATCCTTTTAGCAACCAAGTAAAATCAGCATATTCTTGTTTTCTTTCTTCAAGATTATTTTCTCTTTTAATCTTTTCATATGATAACATACCTGGTATTGATGTGTTCAATGATCTATTCGATGTTCCTACAGAAGATAAAAAAGCTTTTTGGTAATCTAAGTCTCTTTGGTTAATAGAATATGCTGTATCTTTGACCCAGCACCCAATTGCGCATGCCATAATTAAATCATCATTATGTTTTTTCATTGCTTGCGGTCTTCCATTGTGCCAAACAAAAGTTTTCATTTCGTTAAATAATCTCTTAGACTTAACTTTAATTAGTTTATTTCTAACAAACTCTTCCATTTTGGCTATAACTAGAGGCCTGGTTTTTTGTGATGTAGTAAAACCAGGTATGATTCCGGAATGGCCGGCCATAAGTGGGTCAACATACTCGTGAGTCGACTTTTTAGAAAAATAAATATTTGGATATCCATATTCTTGCAATTTATCTAAAACTGCCCAGCCGACTGTATTGTTCTCGATAACAATCATACAATTTCCATATTCTTTTCCAATTTCGTTAAGCATGTTGGCATAAATATCAGGAGTCGGCTTGCCCTTATATTCGGCAATGATTTCATCAGTTTCTAATTTAAAAATATGAAATGTAGAATAATCTTCGCCATCGCCGCGCGCCACATCAGCTGCTAACATGTAAGAGTTTTGTGGAGCGTACTCCTCCCAAATCCAAAAATTCCTGTCAAAACCAGTCTTGTATTTTGGCTCGCACAGCACACTTCCAATCCACTCCATATCCTCTGGGTGGAAAACAGTTTCACCAGACATGTTGAAATTACATTCGAGTTCTTGAGCAATTTGTCGACGTGACATGTTTTTAGTTTCTTTATCAAACCATTCTTTATCTCTTTCGGGATGTACATCCCACGGAAGTGTTACCAAGTTAAAATCATTAACTCCAGATTCGGCCTCGATGCAAGTCTTATGAAACCAGTTACCAACACCGTTCGGAGTTGATAATGCTATGCAACGGCCGCCCGTACTCAATGTCGGGTACAAGCCAGTCCACAATTCTTCCAGCCCCTCAACATGTGCGGCTTCGTCAATAACTAAAAAAGATAAAGCTTCAGATCGGCCGGCGTCGGCACTAGTCGACGAAGCTTTTATTTGAGATCCATTATACAGTTCAAAAGAAGTTCGATTATCGATTACAATATCAGATATGCGCATCCAATCTGGAAGGTGCTTGTGTATGGCTTTCACCTTTTTAACTAAATTTGCAGCTGTTTGAAATTTAGTTGCGATAACTAAAACATTTTTATCACGATGAAACATCATCAACCACGCAACATACGCTGCTGTTATCGTTGAGATGCCAAGCTGCCTTGCTTTTAGCACAGCATTAAAGCGAAAATCATTAAAATTTTTGATTATCTCTGTTTGATAATCATAAGTCTTAAAGGGAATCAGACCCCTTAGCGGGTGAGAAATCTTAGCATAATTATTAATAAAATATACTGGGTCTTTGCCAGATTTAACAACTTCTTTTACAATCTGTTCTTTCGAAAGATGGTAAGACATGTTATTCTGTTCGACGAGTCACATTCTTTGGCTTCGCAGACTTCTTTCCCCAACCACCCAATTCAAGAAAGCTTTTAAAATCCTTCTCCAAATTATCTTCGCTAGGCTGTGCTTTATCTTCTGCATCCATACCAGAAATCTTATATACCTTTGTTGCAACAACAAAAACGAGATTATTATTCAACTTTTGTACTAAAGCGTCGACTTCTCCAGCTGATTTAAGTCCAAGAGCAGAGCCTGTAATTTGTTTATACCTCTTTTTAAGGTGCTTCACAATACTAACCATTGTGCGCTCTAATTCATCTTCGAACTTGGTAGCATATACATCTCGTAATTTAATCTGAGATTGGTACGTACAAATCATATTGGTTCCGCTGCAGCGTACCTTGAAACCATCCATCATCCTAGAATCTATTAAAGGATTGCCTTCTTCTCTTTTAAGACCAATCTTAATTACTTCGCCTTTTTCATCCAGGGCGCCGTCGTAGCTATCAGCAGCTGCCTGGGCGATTCCCTCTATTACTTTAAGTGTTTTTTCTGACATCTTCTGGTCTCCATCCTTGTAGCCAACGATTTTCTCGTCCTTCTACATAATTTATGTAACATTTATTACAACATTCGTACTTGATAATGTATATGTCATCATTAATCGTTTTAATTTTATTTTTACATGTGGGGCAATTTAAAAGTGCTTCTTTATTAATTAGTTTACGAGATATTAAAATACCGTCAACATTGTCGAAACCAGAAATTGTTTCACTGGTTTTTTGCTTAGTAACAAGCTCTTTAAGCTGTTCCAGGTATTCTTTTTCTTTATTTTTATCCCAATATTTTGCTGGATTTTGAATTGTGTCGTCGCCATATTTCTCTTTTATAGCTCTCTCTAGTCTCGCCACATAATCAATATCTTTCTTTTTCATTTCACGACTTCAACACTAGCATAAAATACCGCTACAGATAAAACAATACCTATAACAACTCCGCCCATGACCCACCACTCAGTGTAGTCATTGCCCATCTCTTCCTTTAAAAGATCATTTAAATTATTAATTTGTTGTTCCCTGATAAGAAGGGTTTCTTCGTGTATTTTTTTTAAAGAATCATGCTCTACTTTAAGTAAATCAAAAGCCAATCTCTTGTTAGCTAGATCTTGCTGGAATTCCTTTCTCAGCTCTAGTTCGATTTCTGATCTAAAAAATTTTTGATTTACAATCATTTTTGATGCAGCAATAGAATCCAACAATATACCAGCATATGGAGCCTCCTCGCCTAGTGAGAGAGAAGTAACTTTACCATCTAGCTCATCTGCAGCTGCCTGAGTGGGCAGCGTCACAAGTAAAACAGATATAAAACATACTAGTATTTTTTTAAACATAAATTACCTTTTTTCTCTAAGAAATTCGGCACTAAGAATCTTGGCTATCTCTTCTGCTAATTTATCCGGCCTATCTTTGTTTTCTTCGATAACCGCAACGAGTTCTTTTTGTTTTTCCTCTTCAAGTTCCTCTAGCTTAACATCGTGCTCTTCTTCTATCTTTTCCAATTCTTCTATGTGCTCCGTGAAGATCTCAGTTTTTTTCTTGTCGGCTTCTCCAGTTGCTTCTTTAATAATTTGTATTTCTTTTTCATAGTTTTCCTTCTGTTTATCAAGTAAACCAAATATTTTTTTTCTTGAGCTTGCTCCAGCACCTATTGAAAAGATTAATAATACTATTATAACAGGCCAATACCAGTAATGTTTAAGCCACGTCCAAACTTTTTTCCAGAAAACTTTAGTAAACATTGTTCAATACTCTTTTTTAAATCCGGTTAACTCACCTCGGGCTCTGGCAAGGTCTTCGTCACGCCATGGATTACGTTCGGGTTTGCGTGAACTCATACGGGCGATGCGATTACGAAAATCT